GGCCGTGGCGGTGGCCGGGATGGGCGTAGCTGTCGCCGTAGCCGGCAGGGCCGTGGCCGTAGCGGTGGCCGTGGGCGTGCGCGTCGCCGGTGCGGTCGCCGTCGCCGTGCGCGTCGCCGTCGCCGTGCGCGTCGCCGTCGCCGTGCGCGTCGCCGTCGGCGTGGCCGTGACCACCGTGCAGCCCGCCACGACGATGCTCTGGCCCTGCACGGTGACGGTGCAACCCGTCTGCGCGTGGGCCGTGCCGGCGATGGCTATCACGGCGAAAACGATAGCGGTGATAGCGGTGATAGCGGTGATGTTTTTGTGTGTCATACTGTTGTCCCTCAGATTACGCATGTTCGCACGCGCCGCCACCTACACGGCTGCACGGATGGGCGCACCCTACAGCGCGGCCAGCGCCACCAGGCCGTCACTCGACACGCTGAGCGGCAGCACGTAGCAGTTGACCCCTGCCACCTCACTGCCAGGGTTAACGTGCTGGGTTGAAAACGTAATCACGCCCGTACTCGTGTTGATGCTCGAATAGAGCGCCAGCGAAGTGAACCCGAACAGCGCCTCGGAGAGTTTGGTCACAGTGACCGTGCTGTATGCAATCGTGACGATGTACGTCTGCGTTGCCAGTCGCCCCGTGCCCGACGCCACCAGCGTGACCAGGTATGCGCCGGTGACAATGCCGTAGGCGCTCATAGTCAGCGTGAACGACTGCACCGCCGTGTTGTGGGCAATGCCCGATTTCGTGGCGGTCAGGCCGACGCGGCCGCGGAAATTCTGTCCCGCCGCGAATGTGTTGGCCAGCCCCAAGACGGCGAACTTGTCCGCCGTGACCTTGCGGTCCGTGCCGCCCTGGTTGATCACCAGATTGTCCGTCGCCGCCACGCTGCTGGCCGCCGCCAGGTCAGTGATTGCTGCCATCGTCGCCTCCCTCACCCAACGGCACCGCAATCGCCTGCACCGCCGTCCCCTCCTGCTCAGCCTCCTGGATCAGCGCACGCACCGCCAGCACCGCGCCCTCTTGCCTCAGCCGCGCCTCCATTGCCGCCGCCTCACGCTCGCGGCACTCGGCCAGCCCCTGCTCGAATTTGCCCTGCAATACGCGCAGGGTGTCTAGGTCTAACATGTGCCCCCCTACCCTAGCGCCACGTACCGGGTCAGCAGCACGTTGCGCGGCGTTGTCGTCAGTGTCGAGCCGTCCGGCAGCATGATGTCGAGCTCGAGGTCCAGAAACGCTTGCAGCGCCTTGAGCACCTCGCCCCACTGCGCCCACACTACTGGAGAGTAGCCCGCCAGCGGCTGGCCCTGCATGGCCGCGGCGATGATCTTCCCCTGGATGTCATTGCCGGGGGCCAGCCAGATCGACTGCAACTCGTCAAGCTGGCTCAGAAATCCGCGCAGGCCGGGGAGCACCGCCCCGCTCACCGTCGCCGCAATCTCAGCCTCCGCCGTCGCCAGCGCCGGGCTCGCCTGCATCTCCCGCGCCGCCTTCTCGATCAGCGCATCCTGCACAATGCTCAGTACTGCTCTGTAGTCATACCCTGCCATGTGTGTTGCCTCCCCGGTTAGCTGCCCGGCACAGTGAATAGATCGCCCTCGTAGGTGCTGCCCGCGCCGTTTTTGCCGCGCACCTGCAATTTGTAGGAGTTGGTCCCCACATAGATGGCGTAGACCATAAACTCGCCGTTGCTCAGGTTGCTGTACGCTGGCGGGCTGCCCTGCGCGTACGGCATGAATTTGAGGTACTGCTGATTGAGCGCCAGCGCCGCCGCGAACGTCCCGCCGCCTGCCAGCCGGGCGAACGCCGCCGAGTCGTAGCCGTCCAGCTTGTCAGCGTCCAGCGTGCTCCCGCTGCCGTCGTTGCCCTCGTGCCACAACTTCAGCGGCCCGCCGCCCGTGTCGATATAGGCAGCGTCGCCGAACCACGTCAGGTAGCGTTGCCCTGACGTGTTGTGCAGCACCTGTAGCTGGGCCGATGGCGTGCCCCGCGCTGCGTTGTAGGCGGTCACGTTGACCGTTGCACCTACCGCCGCCCCGTTGGCATTGGCGCTGATGTCAACTGTGTTATCGGCATTGCCGACTGTGACGCCCGCGGCGCTCCTGTTGCCCGCCACTACCAAGCTGGCCGTCGTGCCATAGGCCCACAAGCCGCTGTAAGCGCCCCCCGCCGTTTTGAATTTGTACCCGTAATTGGTGCCATAGCTGGCCGGCGGCGTGATGTAGATGCCGTTGCTGTCAGCGTTGACCACGTTGCCGATCAGCGCCGCGGTCGTGTTGAGCGTGCCGTCCGCGGCGACGATAAACGGGGCGCTCGCCTTGGTCGCCCCCCCAATCGCCAGCTTGCCGTCCGCGCCCTCGTTAAGCCACAGCTTGTTGGTGGACCCCACCACGATGCTGCCCGCCGTCACCGCCCCCAGGTTGGCGTTGATAGCGGCGAGGCTGGTCACACTGATACGCGACGCGTCGATGCTCCCCGTCGTGATATGGCCGCCGTCAATCGTGGTCGTGTTGCTGTTGATGTCCGCCGCTGCCAGCCCACCCAGGTCCCCGCCGGTGACGACGATGCGGCCCTTGATGTACACGTTGTTGCCATACAGCCCGTAGCCGCTCAGCGTTCCGCCGAACGCCGCGTCCGTGATGCCCGACAGTCGGCCCAACCGCACCCGCTTTACATCCGCGCTGCCCCAGTCGGCGTGGTAGCGGACCCCGTCCACGATGTCGATAAACGGTGCGCCGCTGTCATCGCTCGTGATGTACACCGACCCGCGGCGGTTCGCGTCTGACGTGCTCCCCAGCCGCACATAGTCATAGCCTGCGGCCGGCGCGTCGCCCGACACGTACGCGCCCTGGTAGGTGTACAGGTTGGTGACGCCCGTCACCTCCAGATTGCTCTGGATCATCCCTGCAAACTGCGACCCGTCCCAGCGCGTCTGCTGCGCCCGGATCACGTCGCCCACCAAAAATCCGTGATATAGCTCCCGGCTGGTGTCCCCCGCCGCCGCCGTGGCGATGGTGTACAGCGTCGTGGTTAGCGTTGCGTTGGACCCGTTGAGCGTCAACTGCGACCCGTTGACCGTCCAGGCCGGATTGGTGGCCGTCGTCACGCTCACCACCCGGCTGGCGCTGCTCACAAACAGGCTGCCGTTCGTCGCCCGAATCTGCTGGATCAGCAGTTCGTAGACCCGCATCCGCCCGCGCACGGTCAGGTCGTCAAACTCAGCCGATGCCCGGCCGGCCGCGCTCACCCCGTAATCCACCCGCCAGCCAGAGCCCGCAAACCCGCTGGCGAACGTGGTCAGGCTCACCGCCTGGTTGGCCGTCAGCGCCGCCAGCACCAGCCCACCCGCCGCCGTTGATTTGAGCAGCGCCGCGGCCGGCGCTGTGCCCACATCGGACGCCGCCGTCACTGCGTGCGTGTGGCTGCCCGTGGCGCTGTTGGTGCTCGATACGCTAAGACCACCCGGCGTGGTCAGCGCCACATCGTCAGCGTTGACGGTGATACCCGCACCCGCCCCCACCGCCAGCACGCCCGCTGCAAACGTCAGCCCCGCCCCGCCCACCGTGCTGGCCAGCGCCACATCGTCAGCGTTGACGGTGATGCCGAGTCCCGCGCCCACGGCCAGCGTCACATCCCCGGACAGCGCCCCGCCCCCGGTTAGGCCGGCCCCGCCCAATACCTGCCGGGTCAGCAGCACATAGCGCGCATCGCCGCGCGCGTCGGTGTGGTACTGGCCGTGATCGTCGTCAGCCAGCCCGGTCAGCAACCCGTGGTCAGTGACGCCGCCACCAGAACCACCCGCGCCGCCGCTGAGAAACAGCGCGCCGCTGCTGCCCTTAGGTTGGTCTATGCTGCGTTGGGGCGTGTTCTTGGGCACTCGCTACGCCTCCCAATCCTCTTGACACCACGTTACGCCCGTCACTTCGTAGCGCCGCCCGTAGTTGAGCCACCCCAGGCTGTCCAGGTCTAGCACCCCGTGCCCGTCCTCGCCCTCTGACAGACTGGTTGGCTCCTGCACGCCAAACGGGTCAACCAACTGACCGACGCTGCCAAAATGCAGGTAGCGGTAGCAGTGCATCACGCCAAACACCGCCTCGCTAACGTGTTCAGCCGGCAACTGCACAGGCGCACCGCCGCCGGACGCGATGGCCGTGTTGGCCGCATCTAGCACGGTTTTGTACTCGTTGATCTGCGCCGCGGTTGGCTTGTCGCCGTGCGCCCAGTTTTTGATGCTCATGCCGTCGGCTGCTGCCACATCAATTTGAATTTCAGTTCGCCCGTGCCGGTGAACGCCGTCTGCACCTCGATTTCGTACCAGTTGCCCACGGTGAACCCGTAGGCATTGAGGTCAATGCTGTACGTCTGCGCCGGGTCGGGGTCGCCGTCGTTCAGCACAAGCGTTCCATTCATGTACACCTTGATGTAATCGCAGGCATTGTTGGTCGTTTCGTAATAGATTTTCAGGTAGCGGTGCCGGTGGCGGATGTGATAAAACTTGCTGCCGGCGCTTGACGTGCGCCACTGCGTAAATGCGACGTTGGGTAGGCCGCCCAAACCGCCCAGGTAGTTGCAGTTGTCGGCCAACAGGTTGAGGTGCGACGCGCCGAGCACTGTGCCATCGGTCAGGGTTGGGATTGTCGTGTACGCCATCGGTCACACCTCAGTAAAAAATCGGGGCGGTCAGGGTCCCCGACGCGCCAAGCCGGTTGGTGCCCAGCACGAAATAGCCTGCTGTCTGGTACGGGTACAGCGCCGCCGCATCGATACACTCCAGGTCCTGGCTGAAACCGCTGCCGGTCAAGCGCCACGTGATGGCCACGACGAACGCATCCCGCGCCGCGCTCATCAGCGCCGTGTCATTGATGGTGATGCGGTCGCCACAGCGCCGGCTTGGTTTGCCGGGGCAGCCGCGCAACCTGTACGTCAATCGGGGGTATTCACTGCGGTGCAGCAGGAACAGCGCCAGCGCGGCGGCGTGGGCGCGCGTCTGGATGTACGCATTGCCGCGCAGCGCTTTCGAGCGTGTGCCGCGTGTCGTCCAAAATGCGCCGTTGCTGCCATGCGTCGCGCTGTCCCGCGTCTCCTCCTGGCTAGGCCCGCCCTCCAGTTGCCGCCCGGTAATCAGCAGCGGGTGCAGGTACGCCGCCTCGGTAGCGTGGGCGTTGGCGATGCTCAGTTCCACCCGCTGCACGTTGGCCGCCGTCATGCTGACCGTGACTGACGACGTGATATCGTTTCCGCCCGCCGTCGCTGCGTTGTAGGTTGGCGAGTTGATGAGGCTGGCCGGTTGGCGCAAGCGCGCTGTCATCGTCTTCGTGGTGCTCGGTGGAACAATGACCGTCTCGTCAGGCTCCCACAGCTTGTCCAGTGCGCCCGCCTGCCGCGGTGACGTTTCCACCGTGATCGTGCTGTACAGTTCGGTATCACTGTAGCTAGGGGTCAGGTCGGTGAAATCGTCGCGGGTCAGCGTTTCTTGGCTGGTTGCGTGTGGCGATTTCAGCCAGTGCGTTACATCCTCGAACCTGTACGTTCCGTCCGGATCGCAGTAGAAGCGCCCGCCACACGCCGCCGCAAGCTGCCAGATTTCCTCTAGCACGCTTTCATCATCCATCCACGCCCACGGGATTACGAACATTCCTTCGTCAACCGTGGCACTGATTCCCGCCGCGGTCAGCCATGCCGCAATGACATCGCCCTCCGTGTAGCCCGCAGCGTTGGCCGCCGCCATGCTTGTGGCCGTGGTGGACATGCGCCGGCCTAGCAACAATTCGTCTTTGCTGCGGCACTCAATCGTCACCGTGGCGATCTGGTTCGGCGTAGGGGTGCGCTCTTGCGGCAGCTTGATCACACCGGTGAACACCCGGTAGTAGTTCGTGCCGCCGTTAATGGACGCTTCCAGGTACATGGGGCGATGGTAGGCCCCGCCGCCGCTGATATAGCTGTAGATGGCGCTGCCCGTGTTTAACGGGCTGTAGCGCCCATCGGCGTTGTGCAAGTCTAGCTGGCACCTGTCCACAATGCCGCGCCCACTGCCCACCTGGTCAGGGGCAGTCAGTCGGTTCTCGCCGCTGGCCTGGATTAGCCGCGCTGATTCGTCAATGTAGTTCGTGCCGTCCCAGGCAATGTACAGACGGAGCAACACAGTGCGCGGCACGGTTACACCTCACGCAATTTCAGCGCCGGCACGCGCCAGCGCACATTGCCAGTGCCCGCGACCTTCACGGCTTCGCTTTCCAGTTCGTCAAAATCCTGGTCTAGCGTCACCGTGTACACCGTGCCGTCAATGTCGGTGTAGCTGCCAGACGTGTCTTTGAGTGCGTCGAACGCCGTGCGCAACGTCGTATACTGCGCATCGGTCAATAGGCCCCACCCTAGCTCCCAACGGTGCTTCGCCGTGGTGCTCAGCAGGTCAATCACCAGTGCGCCGGACGCCATGACTTGACGCCCGCCGCGGTAGGTGCGCGCTTTTTTGTACTCCTTCGGGCTGGCTAGTGTCTGCCCCGCTAACACGGGCGATGATACGGGCATTAGCTACCTCACGGCGGCTGTGTCTGCGTCTCGTTTTTCTTCAGTTGCGCTACCACTTCGGGCAAAACCAGCGTCGCCAACAGCGAAATTAGCGGCTGTGCCACGCCGGTTTCGACGGTGGACATAAAGCCCGCGCCCCAGTTCGTGCCGGCTTTCGCGCCGGACGCGTTTAGCTGCACATAGTTGGCTTCCATTTTCGTGATGATGGACGCCACAATGATTGCGCCGTTGGCGTTGGCCTCAAAGCCCGCCATGAATGACGTTGCCGACGATGCGCCCGCGCCGGTCATGTCTGGCCCGGTCGGTGCAGCGCCATCCGCGCCGCCGGTAGCGTCCGCCTGCGGTTTGACACCTAGCGCGCCGCCAGCCGCCGCCATCGCTTGACTTAGCGGGATATTCATTTCCGCGGCAAGCTCGGCGGCAATCTCCTGTGCCAGCGCCGCCATGTTCTGCTCGCCCAGGATCATCGCTTTGACTTTGGCTTTGGCCGCGTCTTTGTCGATTAGTTCCGGGCGCATCCCCGCCTGAAAATCCTGCATAATCTTGGCGGCGGCGACGCGTGCATCTGGCGCTGCGGCAATCTCCGCAAACACGCCGGGCACCTCGCGCCTGAATTCCTCTAGCCAGGGCTGATTAGCAAGCCCCTCATTCATGATCGCCGCCAGCCGCCGGGCGTTTTCGTTGACCGCATCCTCACGGGGCAGCAGCTTGTCAATCGACGCATCGCCCGTATCGACGTTCAGCGCGTCATTGAGCACGCCGCCGACCTTGCCCTTGAGGTCTTCAAACTCCTGGTTAATGGTACTCGTTTTGCTGGCTACTGCGTCCAGGCTGCCCGCCCATTTCTGTGTCTCGGCCACATTCGATTGCAGAATCAAGCGGATTTGGTCTGTCGTGTAGCCTTGCGCCCGCAACTGGTCAATCTGGTCAGCGGTTTGGCGTTTCAGGTCTTCGCCTTTTGCCAACGCTTCGTCAATGCCCATGTTGTTCATGAGGCCGGACGTAATGCCGTTGATCTGCGGGGTGAACTCGCCCAGTAGGTCGGAGTTGGCACGCATGGTACCCGTCGCGGCGTTGAGTTGGTTCACAGCGCCGGTCAAGTTGTAGATAATGCCCATCGTGGCACCGGCCTGCGCTTGCACCTGTGACAGACCGGACGCCATGCGCACGAACGAGTAACTAGCCAGCGTTGCGGCAGCTTCGGCGCGGGCGGTAGCATCTGCCACTTGCTCTTGTGTCTGCGCTACCGCGCCGCCCTTCGCGCGCACGTTGTCTAACTTGGGGTCTAGCGCGTCCATCGAAGCGCGATACTGATTGTTCTGCTCGATCAGCACATTGAGCGACGCAGTGATCTTGGCGACGTATTGCGATTGTTCGTTGCTGACATTGCGGGTTAACAGTGCCTGCCCAGCCATGTCTGATAGTGCGTTGGCGTAGGATTGCGCGCCAGGTACGCCGCGAGACGCCGCCTCATCAGCCAATGCAATAGCCGCCGCCAGCCCTGCCATGTTAGCGCGCCAACTCTCTGACACCCGCGGATCGTTGGCAGCATCGGCCAGAATGTCATTCAGGTCACGTACCCTTTGCGCCAGAATGTCGCTGCGGCCCTGAAATGAATTGAGCATATCAGCCATGCCTTCATCCATTTCACGTTGAATCGGCATCAGCACGCCGCCGATAGCCGCGCCCGCGTTTTCCTTCGCCGCCGCGGATTGTTGCGCCGCGCTCGCCGTACCGCCTGTGTTGGTACTCGCTACCAAGTTGCGCGATTCGGCAATGACTTTGTTCAGCAATGCCTGCCGCTTCTCAGTTTCGCTGAGTTGGTCGCGGGTGCGGCCCAGCGCGGCGGCGTACTGATCAAACACCGCTACCTCATCCATGACAATGCCGAGGTTGTCTAGGATGCGCGGCGATAGGCGTCCGATACCAGTAACGATCTGGTCAAACGCCTGTGCGCTATCCATGCCGAACGCTCGGCCACGCGCCGCCGCCACCTTTAGCAGGTCGGCTAACTCCTGCCCGTTGTCGGCCACGCCCAACATCATGGCTTTGTTTGCGGACGCGATCAGGTCGGCGTCTGACACCATGCCGCGCGACGCGCTACGCATGGATTGCAACATGGATTCCGACGATACCCCGGCCTGAGTCGCCAACACGTCGAATGAGGATCGCACTGTCTGCAACCGCTGCGCGGCCTGTATCCATTGCTCAGAGTTGGCAACAATAGCGTCCGTAATGGATGTAAGCGCACCGATGGCCAGCCCCCCCGCCATGCCGCCGATAGTGCCGCCGATCAGGCTATCGAACGCTCCACCCGAAGCTCTGGCGGTCGTTTCCAGTCCAACCATGTCGGAGCGCACCTGTTTCAGCGGCCCGCTTGCCTCGTTTTTGGCCCTGACGACAATATCAACGTTGTTCGCCACTACGCCAACGCCTCCGGCGCTTCATCCTCGTATGCTTCGCCCCACGCGTCGTAGCCGTGCAGTTCCAGCAGCCGGTCATGCCGGTCAAACTGCGCTAGTTCGTAGTTGCTCACGTCCTTGCGCTTGACGCGCCCCGCTACGAACTGCTTACGCTTCGTCTCGATGGCTACGATGTGTTCCACGTCTACCGCCTGCATCAACCGGGGCCAATCTACGCCGTCGAGTTCCTCTAGCGTGCGGCCTGGAAAACGCTGCATCAGCCAGTAATCCACCCACGCCCGATTTGCCGCTAGGAACTGCGCTTCGGCAATGCCCCGCTCCGCCGTTACCTGCTCAATCAGGTCGTCATCGTCGCGGCTGTCGTCGTCTTCGTCGTCACCGTCGCCGGTATCGTCTAGACGTTGGCGGGCAATGACAGCCGCGCGGAACGAGAACCCAACACACGACGATGGGCCACGGCCAGGGGCAGCACACGCCCCAACCAACCCATCAGCAACACATCGGCGTCAAGCAAGTTCTCTAGCGTCAACTGTGCCGGGTCAGTGATGATCAGTTCGGGTGTTGCTTCCACATGGCAGGCAAGCGCCTTGTGCTGCAAGATGGCGAAAAACGCATCATCCGCCGCCGTGTTGAGTTCTGCGATCTCGCGCTGCGTCCATTTGTCGGCAACGTCGATCCAGTTGCCTTCCAGGCCGGGCGCATCGCACACGATACGGGTTGGCATAGGCTACGCCACCGACCGCGTAGGCGCGCCGGACAGGGTGAGCGTAGCCGAGCCGGTGATCAGGTTGCCGACCGACGCATCAACGCTGTAATCACTGATCTCGCCGTTGCTCGTCCAGGTGTAGGTCACGGTCTGCGAGCTGCCCACGATGGCCAGCGCCACGGTGCGCTTGGTGCCGGGCGTGATAATGTCCGGTGCCAGGATGGTGTCTAGCGCCGCATCCCAGTTCAGTTCGATAGCGATGCTCCAATCCACATCGGCGGCGACAGACTCCTTCGCCGTGCTCGCCAGTGATGTGGCGTCCAGCTTGTCAGCCGCGGCCTTGAGGCCGGTCTTGGTGGTGTAGCTGGTGATGTTCTGCGAGTTGTACGTGAGGGTGATGTTCCCCCTAGCCTTGCGCCCTGCCATTGCTCCCCCCTATCAGGTGATACCCGTCACGGCAAGCATGGCCGTGAGGTCGAAACTCGTCGCGCCGCCCTTGCTGGTGCAGTTTAGCCGCACATAGCGGTCCACCCCGCCCGTGATGCTCAGCACATACGCCCCACCCACGCTGAGCGTGAACGTGCCCTTTGTGGTGGGGCTGCTGAAGCCGGGGTTGTCGTCGCACTGCACGGTAAAGGTGGCGCTCGTCGCCGTGCCGGCGATGTTGGTCACGAACAGCCACGCCTTGCCCGTGGTCAGTCCCGCCGCCCCCAGGTCGATGTACGCCTGCGCGCCGGTTACCGAAACAGTGCCCGACGCCAAACGCAGCGCCCGCACGATGCCCGTGCCGGCCCCCCAGTCGCCGTTGACCGTGATGAGCGCACCGATGGCGCCCTCGATGGCAACGTTCTCCGCTGTGGTCTTCTCGGCCACGTAGGCGGGACACGCTGCCACGTTGTCGCCGAACAGCGCCGCCACGTACAGCGATTCGGCGTTCTTGATGGCGTCCACCATCTCACCGTCAAACGTGCCGGCGGCCGGGCTGGTCCAGTAGCCGCTCTGCGTAATGCTGCCCTCGGGGTCACCCGCTACCGCCGTCCTGCCCGAGGACTGAAACGTAGTATCGTCCAACTTTTCGCCGGACAATTTGACGCCCAGCTTGTTGGACTCGCTGCTGAAATCCCACGCAGCGCCGGCCCCATCCGTGCCCACCAGCAGCCGTGTGTACCTCGATTTGGTGCCCGCCATGTCAGTCGCTCCCCGTTACCGACGCCACTAGCAGCCAGTACGGCGTCTGCCCTACCATCTCCGCCACTAACCGCAGCGTCCATCGGTCGATCACGTTGTCCGTCCGTGCGGCCGTCGTCAGCGCCGCTTGCAGCCCATCCACCAGTTGCAGGCAGCGGGCGTAGTTGACCGGCTGCGTGTTCTGCCCTATCGCCTCCACGCACACCACCAGGTCGCAGCGCAGTGTGTCCAGGCCCATCTCGTCGCCGAACGTTGCAATCTCGCTGTCTCCATCCGGCAACCGCGGCCACTGCGCCGGCAGGTCTGCACTCGATAGCTGGTTGGGCGGTGCGCCAAACCGGCGCTGCACACCGGTCACGCTGATAGCCGCCAACGCCTCGACAAACTGCGTGTAGGTCATACGAGCAACCTCTGATAGGGCCGCAGCAATTCCACCACGTCAGCGGGCAGCCTGGACGGCAGGATCATGGTATCGCCTGCCAGCATGGGCGCGTCCGCCCCCGTGTTGTCTTTCTGCCGGTACAGCCACGCCGCCAGCCTGACCGTTGCCTGCACGATGTCGGCCGGTGGAGTCAGGCTGTAGGCCCAGCGCCCCGTGACCAGAATGTCACCGGTCGCACCGTCCCAGGTGTAGCCCACCGTAGGGCGCAATTGCAGCGCGTAGAATGGCGCATGATTACGCGGCATGGTGTAGTAATCCGCTGCCCGCAATGCCGAGCCGTCCCCGTTGACAACCGACGTTACTGCGCACAAGTCGCCGTCCAGGAACAAGCACGTACCATCCACCAAGCCCCACCCGTGCGCCCGCGTCTCGTCCGCCGCCGTCTCGAACGTGCGGCGAGCGAACGTGTTCACGACCGCCTGCGCACGTTGCACCATGTCAGCCAACAGCGCGTCGTCAGTGACGTTCTCGCTGTCAATGCCGAGATAGCGTTTCAGTTCCGAGACGGTGACGTATGCCATGCCTACAGCACTCCTGCACCCTTGCTCTTGGTGCGCACAGGCGGCAGCGCGTCGGCGGGCGGGTCAACCGGGATTGGCGCTTCATCCACGCCGAGCACGATCAGCCCGTCGGCCAACAGCACCTTCGCCTGTGCTTCAGTCACGTCAAGCGGCTGGCCTTCCTCACCGAGCACATACGCCCCATTGATTACCGCCACGAACGTTTGCAACGCCGAAGCCTTCATAGTTGCACCTACTTCGCCCAGCCCGTCACGGTGACGGTCACAGAGGCAGACGTGCCCAGCGTGGCGTAGGCGCACGCGTAGCGCCCGAATAGCGGCGCTTGGTACAGCGTCGAAGCATCAGCCGAGCCGGTCGCCACGGTCGCCCCGTCTACCAGATTCGTCCCATCGTTGCTGTACTGAATCTTAACGGTGACGGTCTGCAGGTTGCTCACGTCGATAGTGGTCTGAATGTCGGCAATGGCCCACTTGCCAAGCTCCCAACACTGCCCCTGCGCAGATTGCGTGATGCTGGTGCCCGCGAACAGGGTGTATAGCTGCGGCTGCAACCCGACAGGCTGCGCAATGCTCACCGGCGTCGGGGCGGCGGCAAGGGCGGCAGAACCGCCCCCGCCTACCATTGCACCCCACAGCGCGGCAAGCAACAGCGCCCCCACGATTACAGCGATTGCGAATTGCTTGCGCATGTCCCCCCCTACTAGGCGTGCAGACCGTAGCCGATGGCCCCGGCTTGCAGGATTTCGTACACGGCGCGGAAGGCGTAGATCAGGCGCACCTGCCCATAGGCCGCGAGCGTGTACGGGTCGCGCAGCACGGTCAGGCCCGGCGCTTCGCGGAAGCCCATGTACGACCAGTTGCCGAAGAAAACGCTCTTGTTCCCCGTGCCGATGGCCGCAGCCTTCGCGGACTTGTACACCGGGTAGCCGAGCAACTCACCGCCACGCCGGGCGGGGGTATCCTCTGCACCACGGTAGATGCGAGCGTTACCCAGCAGGCTGTACAGTGCCCACTGCGTCGAGGGCTGCATCACCCACGCCACCGAACCGGAGTCGTCCAGGTACGGGTCGAGGGTGCTGTTGCCAACCATTTCCTCCAACTTGCCCGCGGCAATCGAGGTGTTGGCAAAGTCCGCCAGCTTCGTGCCGGTGGCGGCCTCGGTCAGCAACAGGCTGTTGTGCGTCTTGGCGAGGCCACGGCCCACGAAGTCGTTCAAGAACGCCATGAGGTTGCTGTCTTCATCCTCAAGCAACTCCATGCTGAGCTCGACCTTCTTCGTGTACTTCACCAGCGTCATCGTGACCTTCGTGATCGCCGGGGCGTCGCGGTCGTAGGCCGCAGCCTCGTTGGTGCTCACGAATTCGCCATCGGCCTCATTGTCGATGGGCACGTTGACGGTCGTCCCCTTACCGGGAATGGTCATCACGTTCAATTGTGACGCCAGCATCCCCTCATTGCGCCGGGCGATGATCCCCTGATAGTGCCCGGTGGGAACGGCGTCGCCGCCATCCGCAGCCGTGCCGACGTTCATGTCAGTATCGTTCGACGCCTTGATACCAAGCGACAGCGAACCGTCGCTCTCAATCAGGTGCTTGACGCCGCCGATGTCGCCCTTTTTGTACCAGGCAGCCAGGGCTTTGACTTCGCTGTCGCCCAGCCCGCCCTTGAGCACCGCAGGCGCGGCGACCGAAACGGGGTTGACCGGCTGCTTTAGCGCGGCCTTGATCTCTTCCAACTGTGCGGCCAGTGCCGCCAATTCCTCGCTCATACCATCCTCTGTAGCGGGATCGTTGCCCGCCTCGACTGTTTCCACGTTGCTACCTGCTGTATCGTCAACCGCTTCAGCTTCGGCTTCCGGCTGCACCGCGGGCTGCGCGCCCGCCTCCGGCCCCGGTTCGGCATTGGCCTGTTCGGTAGTGACTTCATCCTGTACCGCCTGTTCTGCCGGCGCTTCCTGTTCCGGCTGCGCGTCGGCTTCGGTTAGCTCCCACTTGACCGCGGGCGTCATTTCGGCCCACGTTTTCAGCGGCAGCGCGGCGGTAAGCATCGGCCCGGCGGCGGGGGTGGGCGTAAGGCTTGCATCCTTGCCTAGCGGCCAGTGCGTGATCCGCTGCGCCTTGCCTTCGTCCTCACGCTCCACCAAGTTAGGCAGCGTGCCACTAGACCACCCCAGCTTGCCCGCCTCGGCCATCGCGTATACAGCGCGCTCGTACTCGTCGCGCATCTGCAATTGTGCTTCCACCCACACGCCCACGTCGTCAAAGCGCAATTCGCCCCGGCCCAGTTTGCGGTGCTTCAACGTGCCGTCTAGGCCGTGGTTGTAGTAGACCGTCACCCGGTCACCCGTTTCGGCGTCGAAGTCGGTGGCAGGGCTGAAGTAGTCGCCGGTCAGGTCTGGCGCGTCCGGCCCGGTGAAGCGCACCAGGTAGCCGCCTACCCTGCCATCGCCAAGCGCCTTGATTTCCCCGCCAAATGCTAGAAGTGCGTCCATACATCCCCCCTAAATCCCGTAACGCCCACGCTGCCACCATGTAATTATTGAGTTCTGGCAACGGCGCAGCAGTTCGGGGTATTCCCGATCTAGTCGCTCTCGGAATCGCCACCAATACACTCGCGCCCAGCGTGTTTGTTGCTTGCCGATGGCGTTACCGACAATCCAATTGGCGTAGGGCGTCGGATTTGTCACTTTGTACACACCATCATTGACGCGCTCCACGCGCCATGCGTTGCCGAGCGTGCCCGTACGCCCTGTCCATTCGCCGCGCCGCAGCTTGGCAAAAAACGCTGCTTTTTGTGCAGGTGTCGTCATGCGCGCCCACAGCCCCGGTGCAATCGGGGGCGCGTAGTTTTCGACGCCGTACAGGTTGCGCAGCACAGTGCCCTTCGTCCAGGTACGCACAGCCGGATCGAGCACCTTACCCGGATTCTCCAGCCCCTCTAGGCGTTGCTTTACTACGTCCGCGCCCTGAATGGTGTATGACACCCTAGCCATTAGCCACCGCCTCTAGCGCCGCGTGCACATCGGCCAAACTGCGCACCGCCGTTTTTGCAAATACCAGTGGTGCCCATGTGCGCGACCGTTCCAGGCAATCGGGACAGTTCTCGACAGGCGACAACCGCCACGTACACAGCCATTCCGCTTCTGTCTCTCGTATCTGCCACCAACATTTGCAATTGCTCAGGCATTGCGTCGAGCCGTCGCCGGGGTAGGCTGGCAGGTTTGGCGCTCCCCTTGCTAATTGCCGCGCCTGCTCGAAAGCCTGCGACGAGGATTCGACGTACATTCGCGCACGCGCTGCGATCTGCGCTTCGCTGTAGCGCCCCGCGGCTATGTCGGCTGCAAACCCGTCCAGATAACGGTATTGCACCTGGACTTGCTGACCGATGCGCCCCCAATCTGCCGGGGTCATGGTGTTGCGCCCACCATGCGCCAAAACATACTCGTTGATAAAGTTGGTGCGGATTTCCTGCCGCATAGCCAGCGTCCATTGCTGCACACTGATTTCGCCGCGGGCAAGCTGCCCGGCCAGTGCGTTGGTGTTGTCCTTTGCATGGGCGATCCACGCATCGCGCAGCCCTATCAGTTGGCGCTCGCCTACAAACGTTCCGGGCCGCCGCCCAAATTGCTGCGCGCCGTCCGCTGTGAGCCGGTATCTGTGCGACCGTGCGTCGTAAACCCATAGGGCCATTACAGCGCCTCGCCTGCATTGCTCGACTCCGCAACCAACAGCCCCCGGTAATCGGGTAAGGCTTCATCCCATGCCGCAATAGCACGCTCAATGTCTGCTTCGGTGATCTCTAGCATTGTCGGGACGGGCGGCAATGGCTCCCGTGCGCCTTCCGGCACAATGCGCACATTCTTGACTTCTTCACCCAACAGCGCGCGCTTGTCCGCATCGCTCAAAATGGCGCTGCTGAATTGCGCCGGATCAGGCTGCCGCTTGCCCTTTGCCCAGCGCAGGAACTTGCGCGTCTCCTGTGCCCGTGCGTCGTTGGCGTCCGGCGCATCCTGCGCGGGCGGTCGCTGTTCACCCTGCGCGGCATCCGGCGCGGCCTGCACCAACTGCACCGGCTGCGGCTCCGGGTCTAGGTCTTCCGGCGTGATACCTTCCGGCAGACTCAGACCCAACATTTGCGCCACAATGGACAGTTTCAGCCCGGCGTTGACGTAGGCGGCAAATGCTGTAGCACGCTCGTTCTCGTCGGCCTGATAAATGGGCAACTGTTCGGGCCGGAACTCCAAGCGGTAGCCTAGCGGTGCAAATAGCTGCGCGTTGGCCTGCCGGCTGATCAGGTTGCACTCCGGCAGGATCGTCATGTCGTAGAAGTTCAGCCGGTCGGCGCTTGCGGTCGCAAAGTTCGCAGCGTTGCTCATGACAACCGAGTGCGGCACACCGAACGCCGTCGCGATGTCTTCGCGCCGCGATGTGGTCAGGTCTACGTTGGTTAACTCCGACAGACCTTCGCCCACGATGATGGGCGAGACTTGCGCCGATACCACTTCGGCAGTGAAGGCCCGGTCAATGCCGCTGATGAAACGCTGCCACCAGGATTTAAGCCGTTCCCGCTCGGCAGGCAGCGGGTTGCCGTCCACCGTCAGGATCGTGGCCTTGATTGCGCCGCGCTTGAAGTAGGCCGCCACAAACTCGTCAGTGTTGTACAGCACACCAGCCGCCGCCCATGCCGCCGCCGCCGGTGCGGGTCGTGGCTCCGTCTCGCTCGCGCCGAGCAAGCGCAGATAAACCACATCGTCAACGGGCAACTTGTCCTTGCGCCCATCAATCAGCGTGCGCTCAAACGACGTGATCCCCTGCGGCCCCCACACGGGGCGGGTAATCGTCGGGTCGAACCATTGCAGCCCCACCGCCCCACGGCGCACGTTGCGCAGCTTGTGCCAGTACGCCGAAGCCGTCAGACATAGCGCCGCTTCTGTCTGCCAGATCAAATCCTCTAGATTGGCGCACCACGACAGTTCTTGCGGCCACACGTCCGCGTCATTCGTGACGACTTCTGTGTCACCCTTGTACAGCGCCCACGGCACAGCCGACAGCGCATTGGCGCGCACGTCTACACAGCGGTACAGGTACGCCACTCCCTGGTACAACGTTGCCGGGGTCGTGTCCTTGCCGCCGGCCCCGCGCAGGAACTCAGGGAATAGCCCTGTTTCCAACACGTCTAGCGGTATCGATTTGGCCCCGTCTACGAGGTAACGTTTCGGCATGGATGCGGCCCGTACTGCGCGCAAAATGGAAAACCCGCTACAGGTAGCATAGCGGGTTTAGAACACGTTTTCTATTGCGAAAAGGTGAATGTTTGAAGGTCTAGTCCGTCCCCGGCAACTCCACTGCCACTTTGACAGCGAGTTCCGTGTTCGTCCGCGCTCCTACCCTGTTGCGAGCGTTGCACAAATGCACTGTCACCGTATTCGGCTCGATACACAGTGCAGCCGCAATGTCGCGCCGCCTAGCGCCCTGCGCCAGCATCGTCGCTACCTCACGCTCCCGCGGTGTCAGTTGGCCCATGATACCCGCCCCCACACGCCCGCCCCCCGTTATCCCCTAGAACAGCAACGGAATATGATCGGAAATGTCCGTTACGGCCCACACCAACGCATCAAGTCTATCTGGCGACGTTTCTCCCGGCAGCCATGTACACATCTGATCTTCCAGCTTGGGGAACGCCCCGACGTGCCGCACCTTGCCCTGTTCGTACAGCGCCGATATAGGTTCAGCGCGGGTGTACTTGCCGCGGGTAGCGTATACCTCGTATATGGGCAGGTTCGCATCAACGGCCCGCAACACCGACGCCACCATATCGCCGCCTTGGTTACGTTCGACAACCACCTTGTCAGCGCGCCACTTGCGGAACGTCGCTACCACCTGCCGCGCCCATTGCTCTGGCGTGCCGTTGATGCTCGCATCGTCAAGCACGTAATACCGGCTCTGCGCATCCTCACCAACTACTACGATCCCCGTCTCGCTGTCTGCCTGTGCGTTGGCCTTCGGATCGACGCCTACCACGATCCGCACCATATCGCCAGGCTGCGCCGTGCGGTTCGCCTCAAGTGCGTCGCGCGTCCACAATGCGCCCTCTACATCCTCCAACAGTTCGGCATTAAGCTCCTGCCTGCCTAGCCGTGTCCCTTCGTAGCGGCTCACAATGTCGGCAAAAAACGCGGGCGCTAGGTTGTCCCGGTTTTCGTAGGTGCTGCCCGTGGTGACGTGCGTTGTTGCGTCCTTGAGCAGCCGCCGAATCAGCGGGATAGGCCGCGGCGTCGTGGTCACGATGCACCGGGGATTGTCGCCAAGCCGCAGACCGAACATGCCCATATCCCACGCCGCTTGTGCGTACTTGAACGCCCCTAGCTCGTCATACCACATGGCGTAATTCTGCGGCCCGCGCAGGCGGTCGGGCTGGTCGCCGCTGTACAGCTTCACCCGTGCGCCGTTGCTGAAAACAAGCTCGCCAAGCGAACGATTCCACCGGTCAATGTCGCTACGATGGCAGATAGCACGCAAGCCGCTTTCCCCCTCAACGCAGGTGTCACGAGCATCGGCAAACGTTGGGGCCACAATGCCCATACGCGGGCAGGTGTCCTTGAGGCTCAGCAGCCATTCAGCGCCCGTGCGCGTCTTGCCCCACCCGCGGCCCGCAAGGATCAGCCATGTGCGCCAGTCCCCCGCCGGCGGGCGCTGCGATGGGCGGGCGGCGGTGTCAAACCAGGACGGGCGCGCCGCCTCAACTGGCGTCGATAAAATGCGCCGTTCCAACGTCACCGCGAACGCCGAAAGACGAGGCGAGTTCTGCGGCAAATTCGGCGCGCTTGCTTGGGTCAGGTACATAGGTACTCAGTAGGTCAACAATTCTCGCCTGTAGGTATTGCACCTCTGCCTGTGTTAGCGCCGTTGCCGCCAGTATCTTGGCTATGCGCTCGACTAACCGACTGATTGCTTCTACCATGCTAAAGATACGGGCGATGTCGTCATATGGCAGGCGGTCGCTATCTCCGAAACGGTCTAGGTACTCCTGCAACAACGCCCGCATTAACACAAGCTCCCCGGTCAAGTCGCCGGGGATCGGGTCTGCCTGAAACTCTGCGGCACGCCTGGCAAGTTCAGCGCGCTTGATACTGTAGCGCCCGGTTATGGGGGGTGCGCCGCCGGGGCGGCCTTGATGCGGCGATCCCGCACCGTGCATCCGACAAACGCTGTAACCCTGCACAGCGTTGGCTT